GTATGATGTAACAAGTGCAACAGAATTGGGTTCTGCAACTTTTAATTTAACAGGAATACAAGCGAATAGTTATATGGTTTTTAATTTTGGTACGTCAATAACAGTTCCGCAAAATCATGTTTTGCAAATTAGACTAATAGCAGCAACTTTTGATTCGAGTAATTTCGTAACGGTTGCAATAAATACTACGGATGTACAAAGCAATGCAAATCTTATACAAACAGCCGATTCATGGAGTAGTTATACATCACAAACATCTCAAGACTTAGCTTATGATATAATTTATACAACAAATTTTACAACGGGCACAGCAACAAAAACCTATGTCCCTACAGATATTAAAAAATACGGAAATGTAAAAGTCACAGTGGCAAATATTAATGCAAATAATTCTGCAACAGTAACAGTTAAATCTAGTGCAGACGTACAGCTAAAAGCACCTGTTACACTTGTAAATGGAGATAATTATATTGATATATCTGACATAAATTCTTCGACTTATCCTAGTTTAAAAGTTGTATTTACATTAAACAGAAACAGTGTAGAAGATTCAAGTCCTACAGTTTCAGATGTTAGTGTAACTTGGGAAGGAAAAAATACTAACTTTTTTCAAGATAGATTTGTGATAGATATCACATCACCAGTTTCACAAGTGGATTTTGATTTAACCAAACTAGTAGGAAAATATAGATACTTTAATTTAATTGGTAGTGTTTTTAGTACTGGTAACACATCTTCATATGATACACTTATGATAAATTTTAATGATGATTTAAATTCAAATTATGATTATGGTGGAACATCGGGAAAATCATATATAGGAGTAGATTCTTTATTGCCTCATTCTAATCTTAATAATATTGGAACAGTAGATATTAAAATTATAGATAATTTAAACAAATATAAAAATGTATTTGGAAATTATATACAAACTGGTGCAGGAGCTGCTATGGGTGGTCATTGGAGAAATACTAGTTCAAACATAAGTAAAATTTCCTTAAAAGCAAGCACTAATTCTTTTGGAATTGGCAGTCAGTTTACATTGATAGGAGTGAAATAAGATGGCAGATACATTAACTAAAGATTGTTTTACAGGGCAATTAGTAGAAAGAAATTATACAGAAGAAGAAAAACAAGCTATAGAACAACAAAAAATAAATGATTTTGGTAATCTAAAACAACAGAAGAAAAATGAAATAGATTTAGCATGTAAAGGTGCCATAACAGGAGGCTTCAATTCCACAGCACATGAAAATACTGATAAAGTTTATGACAGTACCCTTGAGGATCAGGCGAATATAACAGGAAATGCCCTAAGCGCAGTTTCTAAAGTGTCTGGAGTACCAGGATGCGAGAATGATAAATTTTACTACCATGCAAGAGGTGAAGAATTCGTAGAATGGCAAGCAACCGAATGTTTACAACTTGCAAGGGATTTTAAAATATTTAAAGAACAGCAACTTGTAAGAAATAAACAACTACAGGTATATGTAGATACTTTGAATACAATAGAGGAGGTACAAAGTGTTACATGGGATACAGTTGTTCCAACCTAAAAAAAGATTTGATTCTAATATTTATAATGGGTAGTATTTATATGATCTTAGAAGGCTTATGGCGGGGATGGACACATATATCTATGTTGGTAGTAGGAGGAATAGCCGCATTTCTTATAGGGAGATTAAACGAGCAGCCAACATTTTATAATAGAAAGATGTGGGAACAATGTTTAATAGGTACTTTAATAATTTTAATATTGGAGTTTGTTTCAGGGGTCATTCTAAACATATGGTTCCAGCTTGGAATATGGGATTATTCTAACATATGGGGAAATATTTTGGGACAGATATGTATTCCCTATGCTATAATATGGTTTTTACTGGTTCCATTTAACATATATGTAGATGATTATTTGAGGTATAAGTTTTTTGAAGAGGAAAAGCCGGAGGGGGTTATGCAAAATTATAAAGAGCTGTTTTTAGCATAATAAAATATAAAGGCAAAATAGAAGATAAAGGTAGCCTTACATATTTAAAGTTCTGGATTCTTTCAGAACTCTTTTGTTTTTCTAAATCTGCAATAAAAGGTAAAAAGAACTAAAATTAAATTAAAAAGAGGTGATAAAAACGACTACGCCTATAATCGGTAAATCAACGGTTACACCAGAACAATGTGAAAAATTTTTAAGAATACAGAATCCAAATGCTCCCTATTTAGCAGCCATATATAAAAAATATTGCAATATATACGGAATTAAAATTGAATGTGCGTGGGTGCAAATGTGTTTAGAAACTAATTTTTTAAGATATTCAGATACATCTATAACTACTTTGGATATGCACAATTATGCTGGACTAGGTGCTGTAGATGGAAACGGAAGAAAACAGGCTTTAAGCTTTAATACAGAGGATGAAGGTGTTAAATGTCATATTCAACATTTATACGCTTATTGTACTGATAAAGAATTACCTAGAGGAGAAATTTTAATCGATTCTAGATTTGAATATGTAACAAGAGGCATAGCACCTAACCTTGAAAATTTAGGAAATGGCAACTGGGCGAGTGATAAAGAATATGCGAGTAAATTAATAAATTTATTAAATCAATTATTAAATATAAAAGAAGGAGGGGAACCCATGGTAATAACTTACGATTACGGACATGGCTGTGGTGCAGACAGGGGAGCAGAAGGTTATTTGAATGAAGAAAAAGTGGTTAGAGAATATGGTTCTAATGCAGTATCAAAACTTACGGTGTTAGGACATACATTATATGATTGTACACCGCCAGCAAGTTTAAATTTAACCTTAGCACAAAGTTTAGCTTATAGAGTTAATAAAGCTAATTCTTATAATTCA